GGCTTTCATGGCTTCGCCACCGCCGAGCCTCTCAATCGCTGGTGGTTTTCTGGTTCTCTTTTGACACCAAAAGAGAACATTAGCCTTAATGCAAAAGTGCTCTGACTTGCGCAGAGCGCAAAACAATTCAGATCCTCATAAACCTCGTCTTGTCCTTCCTCGGGTCCATATCCAGCGGGTCGTCCAGCATGGGCGGCGGCTGGGTGTGCTTTGTGCCGCTGATGGGGTTCTCCATCAGCACATACCGGCACTCGTCGTAGATGTGGTCTTCCTGCGTGGTGTCGATGTCCTCAACATTGCTCTCGTCATAGACGAGGTTCGGGATGGTGCGGATGAAGTGCTTGCAGGTGTTGAAGACCTGCAGCATCGGCCTGCCGTCTTCGCCGAAAGCCAGCCGATAGTGAAACTGCATCTTTCCCGCCAGACGGGTGTGGTCGCCGGGCATCCAGTGCAGAAAGTTCGGGCTTTTCTCCTGCATGTCCGCGATGCTCTCGCCTCGGCTCTCGTCAAAGATGGCCGGGTCGGCCACGCCCAGGATGACCCGGCCTTTCAGCAGTGGGTCATTTTCCTCCGCTTCCCGGATCATTCGTGCCTGCTCCATCGGGTCCTTTCTCAGGCCCTCGTTGGGTGTGCCGGTGCAGCCGTAAAGCTCCTTGATGCGGTAGAGCCGCCCGCGCTCGTCCGCTGCATACCACCCCACCGAGAACGGCTTCGAGAAACCAAAGTCGTATCCCCGCCAGATCTTCCAGTGCTCCGGGATGGGAAACGGTTCGATGACGTGGGTCCAGCGCTGGTCTTCATAGTGGTTCGGGTCGTTCCGCCACTCGGTGAACACCTGCCCCGAAAAGCTGTCCCAGTTTCCGTAGAGCAATGCCTGCTTTTCGGCCTCCGGCAGCGAGGCCAGTGTGCCGATGTAGCCCGGGTCGTTTTCCAGCAGCGCCGGATTGTCAAAGACGGTGGACGGGATAAAAATACGGGTGCGCCGCCGGGTGATCTCTTTCCCTTCCGGCGCTTTTACCTTCACCAGCTGCACCATCCGCGTCCCGGCCGGCGCCGGGCTGATAAACCGTGCCTTCACCCAGCCATGCCCTACGCCGCCGGGGTTGGCCGTGGCCCGGATGTACACCCGGGTGCCGGGGCCGGAAGGGCGGTTGCGGCTCATGACATAGCTGTATTCGTCCCAGGTAAAGTGGGTCAGCTCGTCCACGCCGATAAAGTCGAAGGCTTTGCCCTGATAGTTGTACTTGTCCTGTGTGTGGTTCAGGCCGCCGAAGATCTTCGCCCCGCTGGGGAAGATCCAGCAGTGGCTCGAGCCGTTGTACCTCGCTTTGGGAAACACCGGCTTGTAGTACCGCATGGTCTTGTCGATGAGCTCCGAAAGCTGCGGGTAAGTCTTGCGCAGGATGAGCGCCCGGTAGTGGGGGATGTGTACCTGCCGCAGCGCCTCGATGATCAGCGCGTCGCTCTTCCCGCCTCCGGCAGCTCCGCCGTACAGAGCCTCGTCCTCGGTGCGGGCCATAAAAGCTGCCTGCCTCGGCTGCGGCGACCAGATCACCGGCCGTCCTTCGTGCCTTTTTTTCTCCATTCTGTCCGCCTCCCCTCTGTCGCAAGGCCCGGTGCTTCACGCCCCGCCAAGCTCTTCTTGTCTCGCTCAGACTTCCCCGGTCTGCCAAAGGCTATCGGGTTGCGGCTCCCAGCGGTCATTTCGCTGCCGCTCATGCCCTGCTGGCCGCTGCCCCAACAACTCCTCCCTGTTTCCGCCACTGGCGGCGGTCGTCATCGTTGCCCCTCTGGGGGAGCTGTCGGCGCAGCCGACTGAGAGGGCTACTCCACCATCACCTCCGCCCCTGTTTCCTCCCGGCCCTCGGCCCCGATCTCCACCAGCGGCGGGGCATCGCCCTCGCTCTGGCTCTGGCCGGGTACCATTGCCGCGGCCTTTTCGGCCACGGTCATCAGCACGGTGGCCAGGGCGGCTGCATTTTTGTCGCTCATCACGCGCTCACCGTACCGCTCCAGCTGAGCGTCCAGCAGCTTTCGCTCCTCGCTGTCCAGCTGCCGGTCATAGCTGTCCTCGGCAGCGTACAGCACCAGCCCCGTCTCCGTGGCGTCCGCCAGCTCCTCGGCGTCGCTCTTGAGCAGTGTGCCTACCGCAAAGCAGCGGGCGCGGGTGTCCTCGTCCAGCTTCCGGTGGAGCTTGGCCCGTACCTGCGCGGCCCGCTGGCTCTCGTCCACACGGCTCTGCAAATAGCTCACCTGCGCCCTCGCCCCGAGGCTGGCCCGGATCGCGATTTCCCGCGCAGCAGCCTGCCGCTCTTTTGCAAAGGCGTCGCTCCGGCCGGCTTCCTCGGCCATCCACGAGCGGATGGTGCTCTCCGGTACGCCGTACCGCCGGGCTACCGCACAGATGGATCCAGACGACAGCATGGCCATCAGCACCTCGGCCCGCACCTTCGGCGGGTACTTCCGCCCCCGCTGGGAGCCCTTTACCGTGTTTTTGCAATATGCCCGCTTGGCCACCGCTCTGCCTCCCCTCTGTAGTTCTTCCCTCCCAGTCTACCGCCGCCGGAAAAACAAAACTACTGCGGACATTTTGCCCGCAGTAGTTTCTTGTATGGCAAACAGGCCGGGTCTCCCCAGCCATCCTTCGAGAAAGGCTCCCCTCGCCAGGGGAGCTGCTTTGCAGCGCCGCCGTCAGGCGGACTGCAAGGCTGAGAGGTTTTCCTCTCACATCAGCCCTGCCGCCGCCGCATACACCGCAACGGTGCTCAGTGCTTCCAGCTCCTTGTGGTAGTAGGTCGTCCGCCCGATGTGCAGCTTCGCCACCACCCGCTCCTCCGGCATCCCGTCCAGATACCGCAGCTGTAAAAGCCGCCTGCATACCGGGTCTTCGGCCTCGTAGTAGTCCATCGCCAGCGCGATCACGCCCGCCCAGCCGCTTTTTCCCTGTCCACAAGCCCGCAGCTCTGCCCGCACCCGTCGTTTCTGCTCCCTGGTCAATCCCTCGCCGCCTTTCTTCGCGCGCGTTAAAACGCAAAATACCGGTACTTTGTCTGTCAGGTGCGAACTTTCGCACCCTCCCGCTTTACCATCACCACATAGCAGCGCAGCTCGTCTGCATCCCAGCCCTCTTTTTCGTCGCCCGGCGCGTCCGGCTCCGGCACGACGCACCGCACAAACCTCCAGCCCGGGTATCTCTGCTCCCACCAGTAGGCGTTGTCCTTGCAGTCGGTGCAGCCTTTGCGCAGCTGCTTGCGGCTCCATCGGGTGTCGTTGGGGGCGTGCTCCACCGGCAGTGTCAGATTCCGCGTCTCGTACCACCTCATCTGTCCGTGCTTCTCGAAGTAGGTGATCAGGTCATCCAGCCTGTTTTGCAGATTTAACCGGTCAGCATTGGCTGTGCCGAGGCTCTCCACGCTGCCGTCCGGCCAGCGCATGGCCCACTTGTCCTCCAGCAGCTGCCGGAACTCCGCATTCTGCCGCATGGTCAGTCCTTTGCACTCCACCAGCAGATGATGGTGGTACCGCCCGCTCTTCCGTCCGCAGCCGGTCAGGCCCATGACCCGCAGCTCCATGTCTGCGCCGTACAGCTTTGCGATGGCAGCCTTCACCCGGCGGATGTAGTTGCGCAGATCCCGCTGGGCCTGCTCCATGCTCTCCGGCAAAAAGGTGTCTATGTAGGTCAGCGTCAGGTAAAACCCCAGCACGGTAAAGTTGGCGTTGGCTTTCTGTACCCTCCAGCGGTGGGAGTGCTGGGCGTTCCGCTTCTTCTGCCGCTCGCTGCTGGGTCTTGTCTTCTTCCGACGCTTGGCCTTGTGCTCCTCTGGCGTGATGGGGTAGAGGTCCACCTCCATGTATCCCTCTCCGCAGAGCGTCCTCTTCTCCCGGGTGTAGGTCTGCTTCATCTTGTACCCTCCTGCTGCCTTGAGCTGGTAGTGTAGTTTTCTCTTCCGTGGTCATCACCGTCACAGAAATAACGGGTATACTAGCTCCCCAAAGCGCCCGCCCGGACGCTTTATTTAAGAGAGGTTTACCTCTATATAAACCGATATGCCTGCCGCCGAGCTCCCTCGGCAGCACCCATCTCGCCTTATATTTTTGTCGAAGACGCCCCCGATGGTTTTCCATCGGGGGCTTACCTGTCTGTATTTTTATGGCCTTGCCGGCTTTCCCGCTGCCGCCCAGTAGCCGTAGGTCAGCTCCGGTCGGCCCTCTTTTTTGGCGATGGCGTTGTAGATCATCAGGTCGTGGACGTCGTAGTCCAGCGGCGTCGGGTCCTTGATCCGCCGCAGCACCGGCAGCTTCGGCTTTTTGCTCTTCGGCTTGGGCGGCTTTTCGCTCCGGGCATTGTGCATGCTGACCTGCCGCACCTCTTTTCGGCAGGTCATTTTTGCGATGCCGCGCCTGTCGCAGCGCCCGCCCTGCTGGTTGTAGGCGTAGTAGGCCCCGTCGTCGTCCTCAAAGACGCCCGCCTCCCACAGCTCCCTTGCTGTACCCTCGCCCAGCACGTTCCCGGCCGCATCGTAGCAGGTGTAGACGTTCATCACCCGCCCCTTCTCGCCTCGCCGGGGCTTGTCCTCCGGATGCAGCAGCTCGCTGCTGATGTTGTACTTCCGGTCCCTCATCCGGTTGTTCTCGTGCTTGGCCCACTCGCTGGTGTGGTAGCCCCTCGGCACGATGCCGCTGGCCTCCAGCTCTCCGGCTGTGCCTTTTGCGAGGACTTCCCCGGTCAGGTAGTCCTTTACGGTGTAGAGATTCGCTTTGCCCATCTGCTCTCCTTCAGCTGCGCCATCGCAGCCGTAGCCTTTTCTTCCAGCTTCTTTTCGCTCAGGATCCGCAGGCCGCCTTTCCCGGCCCGGCGTCCCAGCTCCTGCATCACGGCCCGCTTCAAAAAAGTCCGCTTCTGCTCTTCGTAGTCCCGCTCGGCCTGCTTTACCCGGTCCTCGTCCGGCTGCTCGTCCACAGTGACCTCTTCCTTCAGCGCAGCCTGCGCGCACCGGCGCAGATGCTCCATCGCCACATCCAGCCCATCCGCGTGACCTTCTTCGTTCACCTGCCGGTAATTGGCCAGTGCCTCTTCCTTCAGCCGGTTCAGCCGCCCGGCTCCGAAGCCCAGCTCCTCGATGCAGGCCTCAGCGCACAGCGTCCAGACCATGCTGGCTGCCACATCGCCCGCCATCCGCAGCTGCTCTTCCCGCCGGGTGCGGGGGCTGCGCAACACCGGCACCCGGAAATCCGGGTCCACGCCCTCCGGCATCCAGCTGCGCCGCAGCGCAAGGCTCCTGTCCGTCGAGGGCATCCCTCGGTCGTTCACTGTCATGGCCACATCCAGACTCTCCTGCCCCAGCTTTTCCGCCCGGGCCAGGATCTTGTTCAGCCGCGCCGCGCCAACGCCGAAGCTCTGATGCAGCGCAATGAGGATGCACCACCTCGTCATCTCCGCCGTCCCCTCCCGCGTCAGATCAAGCTCTGTCGTGAGGCTTATCTTGTTTTTCTTCATGTTCGTACTTCCTTACGCACTATGCCTGTCGTTCTTCTCTTCCGCCGCCCTCTGGCAGCTCTTCAGCTTCCGGCAGTACCGGCGCAGCTGCGCCTTCTCCGCCCGCTCGATCTCGAGCCCCCGGCCATAGCCCCAGCAGACGATGCCGCCGGCGGCCAGCAGCACGGCCAGGATGGCCGCGCCCGTCCAGCTGCCCACGGTGTCAAAGGTGACGCTGTCGCCCACCCCCGCCGCGCCGATCAGCAGCGCAGCGCCGGTCAGGTAGAGCGCCTGTATCTTCATTTTCATTGCAATTCTCCTTATGATTCGGCCTATACTGGTATTTTTGCTTTCGTTGTGGTATACTCCACCTGATAGGTTTTGTCCCCTATCGTTATCTGGCTCGTCGGTGTTCCAGCATCGGCGGGCCTTTCTTTTTTCC